CCGTCGGCCTGGACACCGGTGGAGGAGCGGCCTTCGCAGCCGGAACCGTCGGCCTGGACACCGGTGGAGGAGCGGCCTTCGCAGCCGGAACCGTCGGCCTGGACACCGGCGGAGGAGCGGCCTTCGTGACTGTCATCAGCGGAATCGGATTGCTGCTCTGGAGAACCTCGTAGTCCGGCGCACCGATCAGCTCGATTCCTTCCCAACCTTTTTGCTCAGGTAGTACGGACAAATCTTCCCATGGATCCCAGAGCGGGTAGATACTGGCATTCGGGAAGGTCGTACTGTCCCGACCGTACTCATCCTCAGAACGCTCTTTCGGGATTACATCTACCTTGAACGTCATTCCGACCAGCGATTGGTGTTTCCAGAGATTATCCCAGAGCTGATCGGCATAGTCCTGCCCCTGGTTGTCGTATTCGACCTCGCTCATTCCGCTGAATGCCCGGAAGAACTTCTTGCAAAGCCCCTCCGTTGCTTGTCGACGGTAGAGCTGCATGATCGATCCGCCCATGTTTGGAGTAAGATCTACAGGCCGGTACTCCCCTTTCTTGATTCGGAGCGACCCGACTGCTCCGGAGCCGCACGCCAAAACGGTTCCTTCGATGATGTAGTATATGTCAGCCCCATCCTGGGCGATCTTGAATGCCCCGGCATTCAAGATATACCCACAGGGATACTTCGTTCCGTCGGAGGACTCGGCCCACCCGAGCCGGGCGGAATTCGTATACTCACCCGGCTCTTTCACGGACGGGTTGTTGTAACTGCGGGCCTGGTGGCCCACAAACTGCACAAGGTTCTCATAGTCCGCAGCCTGCTGAGCGGCGGACTTCTTCGGAGGTTGAACTGGCATTTCGCTTCCTTTCTTTCATCAGATACCGCCTCTTCCAAGGCGGCGGATTAGTTCTCCAGAGGACCGACCGGGTGGTCAGACAACCGATCAGAATGGGATATTTTCATTGAGCCGGGCAAGGCCGGCAATCCTGTCTTCGATCGTCAGTGCGTCGAACGCCTGGATCCATGCGGTCAATTCGGCAGTCAAAGCCTCAGGTTCGGGTGTCTCCTCTTCCACTTCCTGCGGAGTAGCCCAAACGAACATCGGTGTTCCATCCTCCTCCTGAATAGCGTTCTCCAGGGCGTAGTTCTCAGTGACCCAGGAGAAGAAGGCCACAGCGGACTCGGCATCTGCGAAGCACGCCGATACCTCTTCCCAGGTCCAACCGACGAAAGTCTCACCGACGAAGTCCGTCACTGCCGAGGCGAAACCCTTCGACACCGCTCCGGAGAAGTCGAAGTACTCGCTCAACGGGCAGGTCAGAAAATCCGCTACAGAATTTCGGTTGTCCAGCATTTCCGGCAGCGCTTCGACTTCGGTCTCCTTGACAGGCAATGCGGTATCTGTCTCCGGCAGAAGGGGCGTGCCGTCGTTTCGGACATCCTGTCGCAGGAAGGGCCGGAACGGAAACTCGAGCGTCTCTCCAACGTCTCTCAGTAGCACCGCGTAGAGATGCTGAGACAAGGTCTCGCCACACTTCTCTACGAGTTGCTCCCAGGAGTATCCTGAGAGTTCGAGGAGCTGAGTGTGCTTACGTCCGGTGCCGTCACTGATCATCTGCATCGTGTAGATCGCGTCAAAATCAGGGTACATACTCTGAATGTACTCCAACACATCTACCGTACCGTCGATCCCCTCGGCCTCGTCAGATACCGCTTCGGCTTCGGCTTCGGCTTCGGCTTCGGCTTCGGTCTCCGGAGATACCTCGGCCGGCAAACCCGGCATGACAAAGTGCTCGCCCATGTTCTGCTTTTCGATTCCCCACTTCTGCAAAAAGACGGCGAGGGCGTTCGATCCTGAGTTGCCACCGACTCCTGCCCAGCAGCCCGGAATGACGAACAGGTCGTTCCACGAGATTGCCATAAGGTGTTCGAACGTAACATCCGCTACTGAGACAGCGCCCTGATACGCGTCGCACACCGCCTTAACCAGCTTTCTCGGAAACCCCTGAATGTCCTTCAAAGGTGTATCCAACGTGGGACAGTTCATTTCTGGTCCTTTCTTTTTAAGAGAAGCGAAAAGCTCCTCCGGAGGAGGCAGATTTACTGCCTGATATTGCGCCCGAAGCAGATGCTCTGCCAAGGGTGCCTTAAGAACAAGTACAGCTCCGTCCACAGGCAACGGATAGGTCTGAGCTTCGAACTCCGTGTCTCCTACAGGAGACACCACACGACACTTTCCAGGCTCACAAACAAACCACATCAGTACCCCGAGAATGAAACAGTCTCCCTCGGTAAGAGTCTCTGGAGACACTCTTCGATGCCCGGAGTTCTGTGAGAACAGTATCCGCCCTTCTGCCTCAAGGGACAGCCGCTCTTGCACACCATTGCGGGTACAATCGGGACTTTGTCTCCACTCAAAGAGCACAGTATCTGCATCCACACTCAGTACGACACCGATGTAACCGTCAATGAGAAACAGATCGTCTTCTTCGAGAAGTGTCGCAGGACCGTCGAATTCAATAAAGTCCATAGTAACCCTCAGAGGCGGTCTGAGAACCGCCATTGCTTCATCCCAAAGATCCATTTAGTGCTCCAGAGAATCAGAATGGGAGCGGAATGTCAAATTCAGCACACCACGCAGTTATGGTTGGTGCGCTCAATCCGGTAGCCTCCGCAATCTCCTTGCGTCCACGCGGCCAATCCCGACGACTCTTAATCACTGCCCGCAGATACCGCTCTTTGAGCTTTCGCTCAAGGACCGGAAAAGAGTCCGTCACTTGAAAAGTTAGAACCAGCTTCTTCGGCTCCTCTGGAGCTACTTCGATAGCCGCCTCAGGTACTGGATTCTTCGTAACCACTGTTCCAACCGGTTGTTGTGTAACTTTCATTTTCTCCTCCGGAGATACCAAAGACTCCCACCGGTCTTTCTGTCAAATGTCGTATAGTTCTCTGTTAAAAATTGTCGTCCCTGGTGCCCAAACTGCAAACCCATCAGAAGGGTGACATCAGTTCCAGGAATCATCCCGCCATTGCGGTATCTGTATTGCAAAAGTCGCTCGGCATACTCCCGGAAGCAAGCTTCTGTTGCTCCTGCCACCTGTTCCGCCGTCCACAGTGTGTGCAACGTATATGGTGCCAGAAGCTCTAAGGCCGTTCCGCCCCGCAGAATGCTTTTCAGCCATCTCAGCGGTTCGTCCATTGCCTTTCGACCGGCCCAAGCCTCGTGACACAATCTACTATAAGTATAGCTGATTTCCTCTGTTGAGTCAAATAAAAAATTTTCCTCGAAGCTTCTCCGGAGCTCCTCTAGCCTTGCCGCAGCCTCTTTTTCTGCGGCTAATCTCTCTTCGACTGTCCGTTTGTCGTAACCACATCTTCGACAAGTGTTTTGATTAAAGAAGAGGTCTGCTTTGCACTGAGGACAAGTCTCTTCGAAGAGATAAGCACACTCGACGCATCGTAAACGCATGGACCCATTCAGTGTTCCACACTCTGGACAAGTCTTTTGTCCGATCTCTCGCGTTCCTTTCTTGCGAGTTCCTTCGAAAAGGTACTCATCAAGATCCTCTGGAGGGGGAAACCCCATGCCTCGCATTCGCTCAATGTTACCAACAACGTCAAAAATCCAGCAGTATTCCTTTCCAGGAGCTGTTCGTAGTCCTCTACCCCACTGCTGGTAGAAGACAATAGGAGACATTGTATGTCTAAGGAAAACAATACTCCGGAGATCTGGGATGTCAATTCCTGTACTGAGGACGTCAATCGAGATGCCAGACGTATCAACTGACCGGCGAATTCGTCCGAGGGCCTCAGCACGCCCTTCGGTGTCAGCAAGAATAACTTCATTTGGAACCCCAATCTCATCTAAAGCAGCACCAACATGAGCTGCGTGTAATTTGTCGGCTACGAAGTACAATACTTTGCCGTGTGGAATAACAGACCGAATAAAACGTACAATACGTTTCGTCACACCGGGATTTTCCCGCATTAACTTGCTGACTGCTCCGGAGGAGAAATCTCCGGCTTGTACAGGTAGCCCGTCAGCAGATACCGTATCTGGTGGTTCTATTACACGGCTGTACACCAAATATCCCATAGCCTGCAGCACAGACGGAATTGGACCTGGAACGATCTCGTCGAAGCGAAGGGGGAGTGTCTTATTCCAGGGAGTGGCAGTATATCCACTCACGAAGGCGTCCCAGGTCCAAACTAGTTCCCCTACTTTACCGGACAAAGATCGATGAACTTCATCAAAGATGAGTTTGGTGCCTTTGGACTGTAAACGTTTCATTAGGTGGCTGTACTTGAGGGAGTCGTGTCTCCGGAGAAGTGTCGCAGTAGAGATCAGTTGAATCGGCGCTAACTGATTCTCCTGCTCACCAGCAGCAACCCAACCATACGGTATCCGGAGTTCCGTGAGGGGACCGGGTTTTCCATCATTATCTACAAGGAGCTGTCTCAACACATCTACTGAATGACAGCAGATGCCGATTGTACTAAACTGGCCGCCCATTAGCGTTCGACGAACATCCTCGACAATGGCTCGTGTCTTCCCTCCACCCGTGGCCATTGTACCGATCGGATTGAGACATCCAGCTTCGACGCGCTGAATATCATCAACGAACTGCACCTGATGCGGCCAGAGGTGCAGGTCAATTTTCTTGAGGGAGTCATAAGGCATGTCAGGAACGCTCCAGAGACGGTCTGACCCACATTGCTGCGAAAATGGGGTCTTCTTCCGCAAGTTCGTCACAAGCTTCATCTGGATCCGTCCCTGCGTCATACAGATCTCGCCAGGCAATATCGACGAAATCTTCGTGTGTCAGGCCCTCTGTACTAGAAGCCATTGCTGTATCAACCTCTTCAAGCCACCTGCTAAATGCTTGACTCATAACTCCTCCTTGTCGCTCCTCTGGAGCGCTGGTTGACAAACGGTATTTGATGACGAACAAACTAGAGGAAGTATAGCACAGGAGGGGAGTTAAGGCAAGAAAATCTTTTCGAAGGTGTTCCGAAAACGTTTCGCGTCAGTCAGCGACACCTAGAATTTTTGATAGCCAGCCGATCAGTGCAGCATGCTTGGTTTCGGCACTTGAAGCAGCAACATACTCGAAGCCGTTACCTGATACCGTCCAGATATCTTCAGTATCTTGTGTGAACGTCACATTGACGCTGATCGCAATCGTCGGTGCTGCACTGGAACCCACTTGAAGAACCACTTTTTCCGTTGTTGAAGCCATAATTCCTCCGAACCACCAGCTGGCGGTTTGTCTCTGGAGAACCATCATCCGAAGATTCGGACGACGACCTCCGTCGTGTTTTCATTTGAAAGTCCACAAATGGTGTGGACTTTCTTCACTGCTTCATAATCGAATCTCGTACCTAAATAGCGAAGTGTCTCCAGTACTGCATCCGTTTCGGTGAGAAGGCACACTGCACCGCAAAAAGCCCAGTACTCCATTGACCGAATGAGATGCTCCTGCTCCTCCGGAGACCAGCCGTCCTTTGCGTAATTGACCGCCGTACCGACGTAGGGCGGGTCACAAAAAATGACGTCACCTTCTCCGATCTCCTGTTCGAGGAGCCAGGTCCAGCTACCGCTCCGGAGAACCGTCAATCGCAAGAGATCAGCCAGTTCTTTTAATTGAACCTCAGAAGGCAAAGGTTTTCCACCGTCACTTGCGAAGGTTCCATTGAAAGTACCGTCGCTGTTCTCTCGGTACTTCGCACTGAAACACTTCTGAACGAGATAGATAAACGAGCCTGGCAATTGCAACCCGGCATTGTAGTCTGCCTTCACCTGCTCGAAATCGCACTCTAAGTCATGCCATTCAAGGTCCTCGAGGACGGCAGATACCGAGTCGCGAATAAACTTCCACTGTTGGATCAGGCGAGGGTTAACGTCGCTTAGAAAAACGTCTCCTTCAACTGTTGCTGTCTGTAATACGGCTATCTCCAGAGCACCTCCACCAAGGAATGGAGAATAAAAGTTCCGAATCCTGTACGGTATCTGTGAAAGAATGTGAGGTAGAAGTTTTCGCTTTCCTCCGCTCCAACTGAAAGGCGGCTTAACGTAAGACATCAGATACCGCCTTTCTTTCGAAGCGAATCAAACTGTACGATGTTCTCTTTCGAGTCATCTGCCCACTGCGACTTCTCTGGAGAAGTGCCGACCGGCCGGGCGAATTGTCCCTTGCGAGGCGCTGCTACGCTATCCCAGCCTGTCGGAGCTGGCCGCCAGGTTGTCGGGGCTTTCCAGCCGACAAGTCGACTTGGCCCTCGCCATTCACGCCCTTGAGACCAACCAAGGGCTGTCATTGCTGTGGAGATATTTGCGCTAACTTTACTGTCAATCCGTTCTTTCGTTACATCTAGCAGCACTTGCGCAACATCCATAGTTTGGACGAATGTAAGCCCATACCTATACAGGTCTTCTCGAATTACTTCCGTAAGGGCGTTCGGAACCAGGCGAGTATTCATCTCCTCATTTATGAGAAGTGTCTCTTCCGCGTTCGGAAAGTAACTCCAGCCTGCTGCTAAAAGCGCAATAGCTTCTGCAATAATTTGCCCTCGGAACTCAGCAATGTAGTCTGTATCGATATTCCGGTGCACAGTTATCGGCATATATCCGCGCTGTTTGCCTGAGTCGTTGAGCCAAGCTCCCTCTGCGTTTACTGTACAGTAGGTAACGAAAGTTCGTGCATACATCCTAAATTCTGTGTCATAAGGTGCACGGTAGTGATCTGTGCTCGAACGTGCCCAGCCCTTAAGCTCGGCCGCGTTCTTTCTCCAGAGGAGCTTATCAAGCTCCGAAATTTCCCGCATGAGAATACTACTGCCCGCCTGGAGCCCTTCCTTATCCCCAAGTTCTAGAGGGGAGTCAGAAAAATAAATCTTATGTGGAACAAGAAGGGCCATCGACGTGCTCTTACGAAATCCTTGTGGCCCTTCAAGTACAAGCAGTGTGTCAACTTTGCAGCCGGGTTTTAGCAACCGAGCAACAAACGACAGAACGAATATCCGAAGAAAAGGAGTGACAACTCTGGTGGCGTATTCAATGTCATCCGTAAAACATAAAGCTAGACGACTCGGCTCCTCCGGAGCATCTTTTTGGCCGTAGTGCGGTGGTATCAGCCGCAGTTCACCTCCCCACACTTGTTTTTTAGCCCACTCCAACGCCCGATTAGAGCGCTGGAACATAGCCGCCGTTTGAGCGGCTTGAATCAGCGCATTCTTACTGTTCACAGAAAGTTGCCACGCCTCTGAGAACCAAGATGACATAAGACCGAAGGCTGTCGGGTGTGAAATGACGGCCGGCAGTACGAAATCCGGTGCCTGAGTGAGTGAGTCTTTGACGACAGATGTCTCCGGAGCTATTTCGTCCAGAGTCGAAGCATCGAGCGCCAGCGGCAAGGGTCGTTCGATCGTGACCTTCTTGAGCAGGGTGTCGTAACCTAGACAGCCGGCCCAAGCGGGGTCGTTACGAAAAATTGATGTGAGATTGGCGATACCTGTATCAATCAAACCGGTGACAGGGTTACGTAGTAACGCCTGTCGCCAAGCGGTATCTGCCTGCGCCTTTAACCGCGCGAGATTGACAGGCTGCATCTGGCCTGCATCCCAGCCCCCGTCGAGAACAGCCACCAGAGCATCAGTATCAAAATCAAATCTAAGAGCCTCAATTACCTGATCGTAAATCTCTTCTTTCGATGGAAAGTTTTCTCCGAGTGTAGCAGATACCGCGCCGGCCCAGCCAATGAGCCTCTGGAGTGCTTCAATAACCTTTTCGATTTTGGAGTCGTCTCCAAGGTTAGAGAAGCGTTGAATCTTTACCGCTAACTCTCGTCGAGCGTACTCAGAAACTTCCACCACGTACCTCTGTTCTGGCGACTTCTCTGGAGGAGTGTTATCTTAAAAGTTTTGCGAGCTTCTGTGCTCGTTCTTTTCCATCTCGGTATCGCTGGAGATCCGAGATACCAACCGCCACGGTGTGTGTACCAAAACCGTTGTTGTAACCATTATACACAGCTTGTTCGGCGTGTGCATCTGGCCACAACTCCAGTGCGGCCCGGAGCCAGCCTTCCGTATCTCCGAGCAAGCCTATATCACCAAGCTGTCGAACATCCCCGCCCACAGCGTACAACCTATTGTTAACGCCATCCCCCACCCTTGCCTGGGCCAGCCAATCAAAGTGTGACTTCATCCAGCGGGCAGCAAAGTTCTCCATCCACCTTCGCTCACAACGCTCCAGGTTCAGGGGTGACTTCGATCGTTGCTTCTCTGGAGAAGCAAGCCAAGTTGGCTTTGGCAACCGAATCGACGCTTCCAAGCCCTGCATACTGTGTGGAAGGCGCAAGGTTCCTTGTCCCGGCTTATCAATCTGTGGAAGATACATAAGTCTTGACGGTTGCGCACAAGACCGGTCCAAAGACAGCGGTATCTGAAGCTCCGCAGCAACCCTCTTCACTGCAGGAAGCAGTCCTTCAATGAAAGCATCAGCATACGCCAAAGCTTGCTCATATGGTACGGGCTCGATCGGTGTAAGAATGTGCAGGCCGCCTCGACTCATATACCAATTCCAACCGGGACAAACCGATTCACAGAAGATTTCACACAGCCCGGCTGCCTTGTCGGAAGCACGCCAGATACCGTCTTTGTCCTGCGAGACCCCAGGCCAAACCTTCTGACCTGCCGGATCTGTGACAAGGTCGAACTCCAGATGTAACCACTCTACAGACACCTTCAGTCCACACTCCCGTCGCGCCTGAGGTCCAGTGAAACGAACCCAAGGAAAGAGTTCGTCTGGCTCCTCCGGAGAACGAAGGTTATACACTGAACAGCAGGCAGCGGTATTTGTCGGTCGAAAGGCTTCTTCAAGGGTAGTGTACGGATACCCGGTGATGTCCCGCCCTTTCCGGGACACAAATTGCCCTTCGACGACCTGGTAGGCGCCGGGCGTGAAGATATTGTCGATTGCGGCTATGCGAATCACAGGGTAGTTGTCCACCAGTCTGGCGTTTTTCGCATTTCGGACTGGAATTCTGTTCGCTGAAGTCGGCGTCGTATCTCCAGATTCAGTCGCAACTGCTTTTCAGAAAGCGTCTCCAGTTCCAGCTCTGATTCCTTCAGCTCCTCCAGTGTCTCCACAGGAAGTTGCTGGCTGTGTTCTGAGCAATGACACCTGTATTCCCTTTCTTCCTCCTCCAGAGGAGCCTCCTCCGTTTCTACGTCACATTCACACTCATTCAACGCACAACCACACTTTGCACAAGCACTGTTCATACTGTCTCCTTTCGATTTCAAATAGAAGACTAACCACTTGAACTGAAGACAGTATATCACATCTCAGCAGTAAGGTCAACAATAAAATTTTTCTTGTTGTAGAAAACACAAGCCGTCGACCCAAGGATCAACGGCTTGCGGTTAGAGACTACTCTGGAGAACTCCGAACTACTCGAGAGAAGATCAGACGCGACGGAGACCTTGCGCTTCGACCTTGGCGCCGTTGGCCGGGGCGTTCCCCGCACCGAACGTCAACTCGTCCACACCGCCGGTTCCGGTTCCTGCTCCGATGGACCACGTCGTCGGGAGCTGCATGATTCCATCCACATACACCGTGAGTGCGACCGTTCCGGCGTAGGGAAGATCGAAGATCAGCGTCGAACCATCGCCATCTGCCAGCGCCGCGGGCTCGCCGGTTGCAGTAATGGGCGAAAGGCCCTCTTCCTGCTCCTCGAACGTCACAGCGTCGGAGCCGATGGTGACCACAGCCGAGGTGAGCTTGAACAACTTCCCACCATGCACCGCGCCATTCTGCACGTACACCAGCATACCCTGCGGAAGCTCCGCAGCCGCATCCCGTTCCGTCGCCCGTGTCATCACACCGTTGGACCCTGATCCGACAGTGTCGTCGTTGTAGATGCCGTTCTCGGTCGCCGGATCCTGCATCCAGGCCAGCACATCATCATTCTGCTGGAGATTGTACCCGTCGATCACGGAGGGTGCTCCGGAGGCCAGGTTCGGAATGTCGGCCAGAGTAGCACACTTGACTCGAGCATAGGTCAGATTCTGGTTGGGATCGATGTCCACGCCAGACTTCTGCAAAGTGCCGGTGAAGTTGAACGCCTCGTCCAGCTTGATCTTACCAGGAAGAATTCCAGCTGTCGGGATCAGAGACAATACTGTTCGAAGAGCCATCAGATACCGCCTTCCTTTTTAAGTGCTCCGGTTCTCCGGAGCGGTTATGTAGCAGACCGTTTCACACGTACTACCAGAGGTTCCCCAGCTGCAACCTGCTCTGCAGTAGGGGCTTTTCCTGTTGCCAATCGAAGTCTGTCCTCCAAGATTGTGTAGTCAAGCAGTGGAGCAAGCATTGCTACTCCCCACTGCACCATTGCATTGCGCGCCTCAGTACGAGCGTCGCTATCAATCTCCCCCTCCTGTTGACTCCCTGTACCCCACAGGTAGTCCAACTGATCCTCCACAGGAACAAAGACTTCACAGTAATCAAATGCTCCGTAGGAGCCACCTGCAAGGGCTTCCAACTGGTCGAGAATGGCATCGAGGCGTGCTGCCAATTCTGTAACAAAAAGCACCTTGCCATTCGACCCAGTACCGGGTACGTCTGCCATCACTTCTCCAGAGAATTAAAGTGTAGTGCGCTCTGTACGAATTTCAGCAAAAAATAGCCGTGAAACGTCGTCTATACCAAAAGGAGCTTCGAATTGAACGCGGATAAAGTACGCGTTATTCTCAAGGTCTATCGCTTCGGCAAGTGGCGTGATCAGGTCTACATAAGTCGCCACCCACGCACCGACAGTTCGTGTCGCCACGGTATCTGGCCAGGCTTGCAAAGCAATTGCTTCTGCCGCCCCAGACGTTTTTTGAAGTTTGTACAAATACACGACAGCCCCTGTCGAACCTGGTGCAGTACCAGTTATTTGTACACATGATCGAAAACCGGTGATAACATCGTCAGCTGCAAAGACTACTTCTGCTTCAAATTCAGTATCTGTATTTCCACGCCAGGATAGTATCCCGGGTTTTTCTCTTACCACATCCGTGACTAATGTCGTTTCAACCAACTCGAAGCTCGTACCAAGCTTCGTATAGTATTTGGGAGCCACTCCGGAGGAGTGGAATAGAAATTGTTGTGCCGTTACCGTCTCCGCGAGTAAGGTATCTGCTGAAAGAGCGTTGGCCAAAACACGTCCAAGTTTATCTACAGAGAAGCGATATGGAGAACCGTCAGAATCAATCACAGCCAACTGCGGCTGATCGTCGTCGTCGGCGACATCATTATATATAGCCAGTTTGAGACTATTCGCACTTCCCGCGCGCAGTCTCGTCTGCCCAGCTCGTAATAGCTTATCTTCCGAAACTTCCACGGAATCGTCATCAACTGTAATAAGCGGCGCCGCACCTGCAGGTATCGAAGCAATGACCTGCATAATCGGAATGCCGTGATTCTCCGGAGGACCTTGCACGAACAATGACGAACCCCAGCCATCCGGAGACTGAGTAGATACTCCTGTATGGTAACCGGTTGCTGGATCATGCTGCACAGCAAACATAGTCGGCCCTACTGAAGCGGCCTGTTCAGCATGCTCGGCATTATCAGCGAGATCTTCGAGTAGATCCTTCACATACGGACCCGGGTATACAACTCCATCAACAGGAGTGTCATCCCATACGTGAGGCTCATTTCCGGCCGGAATTATTACGGTGTCGTGTTTGACGTTCTGAGGGGTATATTCCGTGGACATTACTTCTCCGGAGTCACTCATCGTTAAGAATGACAAAGACCTCTGATCCGCCCGGCTGCACGAAAATAAAACCAACAAAGAGATTACCAGCAAACCGGCACCGAAGCACAATCTGTCGCATCTCTTCCAACAAGGCACCGTCGAAACTCGCATTCCAGACCTCAGTTGGCTCATTCCAAGTCTTCAGGGGCTGATTCCAAGATTCGACTTCAAAGCCTTCAACTCGAACCCAGAAACGATTCCACATCTCGATTTCGTCGGGTTTCGTCTCGGGTGTCCAATCCTTCTCACAAATAACCTCGGCTGTATAACCAAGAAGAGCGAAAGTGTCTACTATGCTCTTACTAGTACCTAAAAACTTGTAAAACTCCAGAGCTTGCCAGATACGGTTCCTGTACGATTGGTCTGTATCAAGGCTGTATCTAGGAAGCTTACGGAGTTCTCCAGAGAACTTAAGTGCATCAACCGGCTGATTCACGATCAGCCAACTCTGCCAAGTGATCCGTGATAAGTACGCAACCCGCTCCAATTCTTCGCCAATAGCAGCTACAACCGCCCAAACTTGTGATCCAGGCAAATTGACAAGCCATCGAGGAAGTTCGGCAAAAAATCTGTCGCGAGTCGGAAACAAGACTACTCCGCAGAATCAAAGAAAACCAAAGAATTGACGAGAACAGTAAGTCCCCATTGAGATCCAGTATACACGGTATTTGGAAGTAAGTCAACTATCTTCTCAATTGCAGGTGATGAAAATATACCCACCACAGCGTTCTCTTCAGCATCGAGACCGAAATTCTTACGCCAAATATCTGAAGCCGGGATCTCGTCACCATAACTCAGCGATGCTTGCCACAAAGCTATGGCATCAGATACCGCTTCTTCTGCCTCAGCTTTACGACCAGGGTATACAGTAACCGTTCCGCTAATCTCCAGCTCCTCCGGAGTAGCGGCCAACACTGTCACAGAAACAGCTTGAAAAACTTGCAGGGCTTCAATTGCCGCAGCTAGTGCAGCAACCTGGTCCACATTTGCTGCCTCCGCTGTTTGCCCAGCATAGACAATCATCTCACCTGCCGCAGTACTGTCAACGCGTGTCCTTACCTTCGTCAACAAAGGATCCGTATTGATGGCTAGGTTCTGAACGAACTCCTGCGCACCTGCCCCGATTCCTCCAAGGGTAAGCTGACAACGTGCGTGAAGAGCCGGTATCGTTTCTTTATCTACTCCAGAGGAGTAGATCACAACCGGAGTAATCGTAACCCCAACAATCGGAGTCACGATGTTCACCAGTTGTTCCGGTGTAACATTGCCTTCTATTCCGGCGACTACAGCTTGAAACAGGAGATCCTCTGAAGTACCACTATCAACTACGACTGCGGTCTGAAGAAAATACTCCTGCCCCCAAGAGGTGCTTATACGGAAGTCCGTTGTGAGGTCCGCTGCTGGTTGACCCTCTTCCACAGCCACAGTAACTGAAAACACCGCCGCTTCAGCAGGCAACCTCGTCAAGCCAAACTGGGAGTATGCCCACCGTTCTGCAAGTGTCTCCACAGAAGTAGTTGTGAAAGCTGCTCCTCCTGCGAAGAAGCGGATCATGTCGTATATCAGTACGAATACAACACTGACCGCGTAAACAATCACGGCCATTATCCCGCGATCTTTCCACGTGTCAGGTTGTGCCCCTTTCACAGCCGCCGCAGCCCGCAACCGGGCGTCAACAGTTTCCTGTGTCTCGATAACAAGAAGGTCAGAATAGTTCATTGTTCAGCTCCAGAGCTACGGAGCCTTCCGCTCCGGAGTACAGTACAAACGAAATAATGATCGTGGTTCCTTCCTGAACAAAGGTGTGGCTTTCTATGTCATCCATTTCCGCCACAATTCGTTCGAGCGTGTTCTTAAGTACAGGGTTTACCATCGACCCAAGCAAATCGGTTATGTCTACACACGGAAGTTTTGATCCACCTATTAACGAAGCGTAGTAACCTCGCATCACCCGCTGTGCCACATCTTCAAGCTCTGTCGTTAATGCTGGCCAGTTGAAAGCAACATCTGGCCCCGTCCAAGCGGGCGAACAATACACTTCGACAAAAGCAAAGTCCGAATCTACCTTCTCTGGAGAAGTAAAACTCGCAGAAAAACCTCCTGGCCAGACAGCCGACTCCACCCACAACTCTCCTGCTCCTCCTGAAGCGTCCCACTGCCAGACACCTTCACGATATCGAAATAGGTTGTACCTCGCTGCTTCAGTAGGAGTAGCTACAGCCACAACACAACCGGCAAATACCAAATCTGTACTCATAGACACAACGACAGATGCCGGATGTTCAGTCGTGGCAAAGAGATTGACATCTTCGATTGCGGCGGTCATCCGATATTTACCTTTCCACTCCCCGAAGTGATCCTACTATCTACTGTAACAGGAGGCCAGGTGTACCCGAGTGCATTGGCTGCCGCCATTGCAGCTTGAAAAGCACTCGAACCCGGAGTCGTCAAGCAAGCTGCCTGCACCGCTGCCGCCCACAATACGAATCCTGGGTCTGTAACAACTGACATTTGTACGTCATCCCCTACACGAGCAGCAGCGGCCCCTCCTGGAAGAATAGTCACAGATACTGAGGTGCCTGAATAAAAGCCTACGATGACAGGCAACTCGCCCGGTGCAGCAGCGTCTTCAGTATCTCCAGAGACACGAGGCCACTCCAACAGTACATCAGCACCCTTCTGAAAAGTAAGTGTACAGCCTGGCCATGGCTGCATAACCTTGACCTTCGGTATCTGTCCCCCCCAGGCGTCTACAACACAAGTACCATCAACAGACACAGTCCTTACAATACCACGGCGAGGCTGAAGAAAACGAATTCCAAGCCTGTCGCGACAAAGACGTACAATTTCCACTATAAGAGCTTCTGCGATCACATCTGCACCACGCAATGCGCACTATTTTCTGCACTGGCAGTGTATTCCACTGCCTTTACAGTAACCGAAGGCCAAATGAAGGTCTCAGGCTCCAACATTAACTGCTGAATTCCTGCTTGAGGGTGCGAAGACAGGTAGTAACTTTCGCCAGTATCGTCTTCAGGCCACACTTCGCCTACGACTACTTCTCCAGAGGCCAAACAGTGCCACTTGACACCTAGTTGACCCAATATCTGAGGCAGTGTCTGGCCAGGAAAACGAAACCAATCCTTTATCTTTGTACTCAGCACTGACTGCACAGACAGTGTTTCACCGCAATCAGATACCGCATCCCGAATCATAGTTGCAACTGCTCCGGAGGAGTAACTCCTGGCCTGTGCAATACTTTGCAGCCCTTTTCCTGGCCGGATATCAACGTGATACGTCCGACTCTGTCGTTCAGATGCTACCACCTTCCCGCTAAAGAGGATATCTCGAAAAGTCACCTGCACCTGTGTAAGGTTGGCTACCTCTTCCGGCAACTCGAGACAAATCCTCCAAGCCCCTTGCGCGGGAAGCTGTACTGTGGTTCGAAACGCTGTAAGCGGTTCGTGAAGACCAGTATATGAAAGCGTAGCCACTACTGCTGTACTCCGTAATCGTAGTCCGAATAGGGTGTCTCAGGTATAGCCGAGGACATATTCGGAGGCGCTTGAACCAAAGGTTTTGCTGGCGTCTGGTATACCGCTGCGGGCTCCTTCGACCTCAGTAAATGAGCGTTCCACTTCCGTTCAAGTTCGGCGTTCGGATTGATAGCCCTCTTCGTATCCTGTGGAACGTCTCGAACCAAGCCTTTATCCTTATCCGATGCCGAAGGTGGCTTCGGAACGAACCGTCGCGGGAATGCCTCAAGCAGCGTGAAACTGTAAACGTAACTAAGTCCTACCTCCGGAGCAACCGGCGGTGCCCAGTCGTTGATGAGCATCATACGATATTTGTGTTCATTCAGAATAGGGTTTGTGACTTGGACTGCACCCCCTCGTAGACTCAATAGCGGACGGGGGGCGTACTTCTCATACAGCCGCAGCAGTTCTTCGTACTGCGGTTCATTCCAGATTTGAAACGCTGCTTTGAAAGCCGGAACCTTGAAACCGCTGAAGTATACGAACGTTGCGAACATCCGCTCTTCTTGCTCAAGACGGTATTTGAAGGACCGAACTCCTCCGGAGAGTGTAAGCAACCCAGGACAAAGATCGTCTTGGGTCGTACCAAGGTACAACATTTGTGCAGGGCCTGGATTCGCGATGTGTCGTGGGGGCTCTGAGCCCCAAAGAATTTTTGCACTCATGCCGGAAGTCCTCTCAGTTCGCCCACAATACCGGCTACCACCCGTTGAGAAAGCGCTTCACCGTCTTCCCCCGGTTGCTGATATATGTTGATATCTCCGAACACAGCGCCTCCTCCGGAGAAATTTCGCGATCCAAGATTCGGGTCTACCGATCGCTGTTGTCTTTCAGTTTCTTTCTTTTCGTGATATTCCTTTAGGGCGTCATCTAAGCTTTGATATCCACCGCCTATTGCACCAGCCGCTGGATTCCAAATGTAGTTATCCCAGGCGTTGAAAACTTCATCGACCGCTGCACCTGTCCAAGTGAGCGGATTCAGCTTACCACCAAAATTCATTCTTGCCCGCTCTTCTACGGCAGAGGAGCGATCTTTCAAAGGAGCTGCCAGAAAATCCAGAACCTTTATGGTTGTAGCACCCAAGTCCGTCAACGCGACGGCAAGTTCGATCAGTGCATTCGTAGTTTCCCGTACCTTCTCCGGAGAATCGAAGAACTTCATCATTCCGCCGAAGATTGACTGAAATTTCGGACGACTGTCCTCCATTGCCAACATAAAACCTTTGAACGCACTGCCGACCCAGTTCACAGACTCCGCTCCAAACTTCCCAAACTCTTCCCAATTGAAGGCGCTTATGCCTCCAACAATATCGTTCAAAAAATCAAAACCTCGAAAGTTCTTAACGAACCCTGTGCTGAATCCCAACAGCGAAGTGACAGCCTTGTCTATTCCAACAGCAATACGTTCTTGTGAAGACGTACTCCCAAGAGTCGGTACAAAACTTCGCAGCATCTCCATAACTTTGTCAGCCGACCCCCCCTTTCGTTGAGCAATCACATCTGCGATCTCAATTGGGAAAGACGCAAGCTGACTCATCAAACCTTGAATCGTGTTGTTAGTCGCCCAAACGGAATATTCTCCGGTCTTTTCCCGTCGCAATCGCTGATTGGAGACCGCCGCAAAGGCGTTTATCACCATGTTCGGGCCAACTTCTCCGGAGGAGATCTTCTCCATCACTTCCGAAACATTCTTCAACTTCCCTACACGAGGATTCAGTTTCTGAAACTCAGCTGAGTTCCACTGCTCAAAAATATTCTGCCGAATCATTGCCAAGGGCAACCCGAGATTAGCCGCCTGACGCCCTTCTTCTGCTTGAAAACGCCCCTTAGAAATGACGTCTCCAACAAGTTTCTCTGTGAGATGCATCGCACGTGTAGCATCTTTCGGATTCAGACCGAAGGCAACGTCAGAGCTAAACTGGGTAAGAAAGTCAGCTTCAGAAAGACTTTTACCCATACTCATGAACTTAGGTGTCATGAGCAAGGTATCTCTGGTAGTAAGCGGCGTCTGTCTGGCTACCTCTCTCCGGAGATAGTCTCCTAATCCGACAGCGAGATCCTTATTCCCGCCAGCCAAAGCATCAATAATGCCGTTAGCCTGCTGATTAAACCCAACGGCTTCTTCATACCACTTCGCGACGTATATTGTCGCAGCACCAGCAGCGACACCCAACCCAGCCAGCATCTTCGCTACGGCAGCAAATCCAGTTAAGCCAGCTTCGGCTACAAGTCCAGCAGCTCCCAAAGCTGTACCTATTGGACCAAGACTTGCTAGCGCGGTAAGAACACCGTAGCGGGGGCCAAAAGCGAAACCGCCAAAAGCTCCCGGTCTTCCTCCGAATCCCCCTCCTCCACCACCTCCACCGGAACCACGAAGCATCTGTCGCTGCGTCGCACGCTCTTGAGCTTGAGCCATCCGTTGAGTATGTAACGCAGCACCGTTCGTCAACCGCTGTGCATACAGCTGCCGACGGTAGTTAAGCATTTGATTTTGGTTGACAAGTACCTGATCAGTCATCAGACGCTTATGCTGAAGAGTATCCGCAAAAAGCTGCTGCCTATATCTTGTCAACTGTGCCTGATTCAGAGCTGCTTGATTCTGTCTAACCAAGGTCTGAGCATTCATTCTCCGGATAGCAGATATTCGATCGTTGTTTGATTGTCTCCGGAGAAATTGAGACTGTTGCCTCCATTCATTTTGACGATCGTGAGCAAAAGCCTTCTGAAGTATCTCCTCCTCACGTATCGCAATACGTGCAGCAGACCACTGGGCATCTCGCTGTGTAGCCTGTAACCTAAAAGCCTGAAGCTTCTTAGTAGCAGCTCTATTCGACAAGTCGAACTCCTGCCGCGCAGCTTTCCACTGCGCAGCAGCGGTCTCAGACTGTTGACGTATCGTTTGGAGTGTTTGCCGGTGTGTTGCCTGTGCCAACTGTTCGACACGGGCAAGTTCGGCAGCCCTAAGTTCCTTCGCAGTCATTTCTTCTTAGGTCCTCTCAAAAGCTGTCGAAGATCGTACATTTGAAGAAACTCCAGTGTCGCCCCGGTTACTGCCAAAGCAGATACCGGTGTTTGTCGCGAGGCCAGGAGAGCCTGCGCAGCAAAGGTAAGTTCGATACTATCCAGTTGCTCTGACTTAAAGATGTCTAAGGCGAACTGAACGCCGTCGATTATCGGAATCGACGTTTGACTACTCCGGAGAAGTTCCCGCGTCCAGTCCCTAAGTCGTCCTATTCGGTCGAGTTCACGTTCTTGGGCAACAGCAATACCAAAGGGCTGCCACCTCCACTGAAGATGTACAGTGCTTGGGCCAGTTGGTTCTGAAAGTAGACAAACTCATCCAGAAGGTCGTCTACTGTAACTCCAGGGTGACAGTAGACGCAGGCCATCCTACAAGCAACACGATCCAAGGATACCGGCTTCTCTCCTTTAGCCAGCTTGTCGTTCTTCTCTTTGATCTTGTCAATCATGTCCCAGTCTGGGGCACGAAGACGTCGAACGACTACAAACGGACAATCTTCCGCCTCCTCCTGAGTAAGAGCCTCAGGATCTATGAACACCTGTTTCAAGGCGCAGCCAGGATTAGCCTCCCGAATTACCGCAAACACTTTCGGATCGAGTTGCATGAGACACTCCTTTTTCGCTCCTCTGGAGGAGCACTTACGGTACTAATTACGCAAACTGAAGGCTGATCGACGCCTCAATTTGCACGTCCAGACTGAACGTCCAACCTTCCGGGTCATACTGCCGAAGACCGTTGAGACGGTACTCAAGGAAACCGAAGGATACATTCTCCGCAAGGGGCTCCCCACCCTCTGTTGCATTCTCTTCCTTGTGAGACTCATTGTTCACCCCACGGTACTCCTCGATATAGTCAATTCCGTTCTCCTGGGTGAGAATCTCGATATCGTAGGTATTCCCCAGCGGGGAGCCTTTGAAGAAGTTGATGTAGCAGTCCATCCAAGAGCTATGCCCTAAGGTATACGAGCCGGAACCTGGACCATCCTGCTGTCCCGCAGACCACGCCTTCGGCGTCTGATACTGCCCCTGCATGTGCTTGCGGTTGTTCTTGAGTTCTCGGCCATCGCAACTCTTAAACAGCCGATATACCTTCGTTAAGCCGTCGCCACGAATGAACTTGATTCGCTTCGAAACAAAAGACGCTGCCTTAGTTGTGTAGACAGGATCATCGAACTTCTGCATGGAAGTATCCTCCGGAGAACCGCCGATCGGCGTATTACTGCCCGATAGAGAATGAACCGTTGAGCGTGACACTACCGACCGGCAGAGCCACAGTGAAATCCCAACCAACAACCATCTGAACCGTCGAATCGTTCGTGGTCGAATCGGCGACTGTGACAACAATACCGAGAAGCACATTGCCATCGATGAGACTCATCGCCGACTTGTAGAACTCCCCGCTCCAGAATCTCTGAGCGTCTGTCGTAAGACCTCCCGTCGCAAGCGCAGCCGCAAACTTTCCATAGACGTGTACAGCATATCTCCGGAGCCGCTCCTCAATCAAGTCGGCGATCCGACGCACGTAGATATACTTCATCTTGTTATCTGGGGGTGTGGACATCAGTCCCCCAGCAAGATAGTGCCCAACGTAACCCGGGTGCTGCCTAGTGACGAGCCACTGCCTTGGGTAGAGCGATCCGCCGATTTCCTCCGTTGAGTAGCTCGTCAGTACGTCTTCAATCGGACCCAGGTCGGTATCCATCAACTCCTGCTTGTAGTCCGACGCGACGAACCGGTACATTTCATTTTCGAGCTTCAGCCGTCGAGGTTTCAAGCCGTGTACCAGGTCCTGCGTTCGAAACTCACCGTGACTTTTGAGAACGCGAAGACCGCCGGCGTACTCCAACCCGACAGCCGATGTTTCATACTGAGCGTCTGTCTCCGGAGCACCTGCAGTACCGAAACCGTCTTCACCTGTTACGTCCTGTCGTCGAAACGACAGGAAACACGAATACAAATTCAACTTCGCAGGTCCGTCTTGAGCTGCATCCTCAGCAGCCTCAAGAGCCTCCGCCAAATCATCCGTATTCCATCCTTGATGCACCACAACCATTCCAAAACGCTCAACCATCTGCGTCGAAAGAGCGTCAAGCGCGGCTGACATTCCGGCCACAGACATAGCCGGTGCAACGGTACGACATCTCCAATACGTACCAACCGGAAAATCACCGGCGTCGTCACTGAATGTCAACGTGACACCCGAGAGTGCATTGACAATCGTAGCACCAGATACCGCTACCTCATCCAACCAGGTTGAGCCGTTGTCAAGAGAGAGCCTTCCACGAGCGTCTCCGCCGATGACACCCCCAACCGTAAACTTCCAGAGCAACTCGAAATCGTCAAGGGCCGCTCCGGAGAACACAACGGTTCCGATATCTTCCGGAGTGGCACTTTCGGAGGCCGTACTGGACGCTGCATACCGAGTCAAGCCACAGGAACCGGCGACAGCCGTTGCAGCCTTACACAGCAACTGAGGCACACGCAACTTCGCCAGTGCGTTCTTCCCCACTCGAACCAACGGCCCGAGCCCGAAGGAACTCTCAATGAGGCTGTTGCTGTTGCACTTCGTGAGCAAGTTGGCCGTTCCTGTGGAGGAGCAGCCGACATGACACAAGACCTTGTACACATCTCGTGAACCTGATGCAGCCAAATACCCTGGATCGAAGGATCCGGAAGTGTTAGGAAGTTCCATCGTTTACCTCACCCTCTTCAATGTCAACCTGAGTGATCGGAAGGTAAACAGTGCCTTCCGCTGTCGAAAGATCAAATAACGGTATCCAGTACCTTACGTTGTGTACCCACGTCCACAACGCTGTAGACAGATTTGAAAAATCCCCCTGCGGGAAGCCCGACCGCTCAAAAGTGAGATTCTTCGGCCCTACCGCACTACTCCGGAGAATCGTAGCTACTCTGTCCCTAAGACCAAAGAAAACGGTATCTGCAATCTTGTATGTAAGTAGTTGTCGTCGGGTACCAAAGCAATATACAGACACTCCAATACCGTCGTTCTGGATAGTGTCCGGGAGATCCTCCTGATCGTCTTCTCCGGAGACACTCATGTCAAGTGCTCCTTTGTAAAGTTGATGCTCATCTTGATCAACATCATCCCGAGACACGTAGACAACACGACACTGAGCGGTATTCTGCGACAGTGCGTTACCGCCGTAGTACCACTTAATGTCATCACCCGGAAACCGAGCGGCATACGCCGCTGCGCAGGTTTCAAAGTGGTCATAAGGGTCAAGCCAGGGTATCACGCGTCACCAAGGATTAATATTGATTGCCCTATAACCACCGATCTTCGGCGTCCCCGGGTGTTCATCTGGACTGTCTGTTTCTCCAGAGGAGTCAATTGTACCTGTCGGCGCACGTTTACGCCGAGTCCAGCGCTCTAACTCGTCGAGAATAAACGCATATCGGGCTTCAATCTGAGGCCACTCTACCTCAGACGAAGGTAAACCAATTACACTCTTGGCACTATATGCAGCGAGCACACAGACGTATTCTATTAACACCTCTCCCCAGCTAACCAAGGGAAGAATCATGAAATGTCCAAGAGCGTCAAGCACCTTACCGCTGGCTGCACGCAACCACGCATCTATCACGGAGGAATCCTCGTCAGAGGTATATTCATCCTTAATACGGGATTTTTCAAGCCCGTGTATGTAGAAATCTTCGCGTGTGGCGAGCTGTTGTGTTGCCATAGGTGCTCCAGAGAAATTAAGCACGTCGTCAAAAACCAACTCCCAGTCGTGTCTACCAGAAGGAGTGTCTCGCTCGAGAAAGAGACGACGCTGCTTACTATAAGTATAGCTGATCACACACGCAGAGGCAAGAGAATATTTGAAAATGCGGAAAGAAAACTGGCAGGTGCTCTGGAGAACCGAAGAAAATCAGACCTGAGAATCGCCCGAAGGAAGAGCGTGCAGAATTTCACAGAGACCGATGCGATCCCACGAATCTTTCGGCAATTCGATGATCGGACTGTGGATCATGGCGAGATACCAGGTATTGCCGGCGGACTGCCCGTTTGCCGGATGTCCACTGGTCCCCGCTGCAATCGGTGGTGTATCCATCTGCATTTCGCCGGGTGACCATCCGGTGTACTCCTTGACCACGTAATCCGTGGCAAGGAAGGTTCTGTAACTGTACGGATTGGTCTCCTCGTTGTACTCTGACTCAGGATCGGTCAGATACCGCAGGCCAGCGCGGGTGTAGTCGGCGTAGTCTTTCTGTACCTCGAGATCGTCGAAGGGTACGAACATTACCGGAATCCCTTCCATGAGAACCCGACCCTTCGGGAAGCCGGCCTCGGCAGCTCCTCTGGAGATCCATTTGAGCTTCGCTTCGGACGGCGCCCGGTCCGCCTCCATCTCAAACCATCTTTGGTTGTCCGTGTGTGTGTACCACGTGTTGCAGGCTTCACGATAGTCTCCGGAGTAGAAGTCCAGAGCGTCGTGAACCATGTCGTAATCCAGAGGTGTCGCAGCTTCTCCGAACAGCGCTGAGGGCAGACTGAGGTTCGGAATCGCATCTGCCTCATTCTCGTCGACCGCCAGTTTGAGCGCATCGAAGAACGCCCGCGATCTGAACATCTTGCACTGCATTCCGAGCACCTTTGCGGCTTTCAGCCGCAGCGAAGGCTGCCCTCGAATCATTCGACGGGTGATCTCATCGATCGTCAGAAACACCTGCATCGGGTACTGGTAGATTGTACCCATCCTGGTTGTCGACCCGAGCCGCAGAACTGAGTTCCCGCCTTCCACACCCCAGGTTCTGAAGTCCCCTACTTCTGCCGGGAACAGATCGATCTCGAAGGGCACCTGATTGGAAATCAGACCATCCGGAAACCGACGGGCCTCGGTGTAGGGAGCCTGCAGATACTTCGGGCGATACTGCCCAAGTGTCATCGCCGCTTCCTGCAGCGCTCGCTTTACAGCGTCAGAGAAATCATAACTCGACGTCATCAGATACCGCCTTTCTTTTTCTTGCGCCTTAGGCGCGGTACTCCGGAGAACCGAACCCTCTTCGGGTTGGTGGAGTGTTGCTTATTCGATCTCATCCAGGAAAGAGGCACCCTTCGCCTCGAGTTCGGCTGCAAGTTCTTCACGGGACATGCCGGCAGCATTCCGCTTTCCACCGTTCAGACCTGGCTGCTCCTTCGGCGTTTTCCCGAAAGGAGTCGCCGGAGTCACCGGAACCTTCGCGACTTCGGGAAGATACCTCATCCAGGCGTTGCCAGCCTTGGTGACGACGTCCGCCAGGGACTCAAGCGCCTCGGAGCCTTCGACGATTTTACCTTCGAGCTGAGCTTCACGCGCCTGTGCCTTGGCTTTCTCATGCGCGAGTTCCGCCTCGACCTTCTTGCGTGCGTCGGCCTCCCCTTGAATTCGTGATGCTTGTGTTTTCGACACTTCAAGCAGTTCAGCCAATTGCTTCGACTGCTTCTCGAGTTCAGCCCTCATTTCCTCTTCAGTCATTGGATTTCTCCTTTGTACATGATTTACGACGCCGGCCACCTTTGCGGACAGCACGGCGCCTTGCTGATCCGCCCAAAACTGTTCTGATCCGTAGCCGAAAGTAGCTACGGATTTCTGAAATTCTTTCGTCGAAGATACCGCTTCGGCCTTCCAATGTTCCAGCTCCTCTGGAGACATCTTCGAATTGGGGTCTCCCCACCCCTTCTTGCTACCTCCGGAGAACTGTGTTATCTTAACACCTGCTTTTTCGAGTCTCTCTGTCTGATCGACTCTTCGACGAATTGTCGCAACCGAGGCCAGTAAGGCCTCTGGAGAAGCATAAAGACTCTTTGCCGGCGAAGCCGCAGCTGTCGCCAGTAGATACGCAGCAGAAGTAGCATAAGCAGGCACCCATACCGTAGTAGGTTTTTGCTTGGCGAAACCGTTCAAGGCTTCAGCAGCGTCTTGATTGCCAATTGTAGTGCCACCTGGAGACATAATCTCAAACTGCACGCGTTTGACCTTTGAATCTGCATAGAGATCCCCCACCTTTGCAACCAGATCGGCATATCCTACCTCACCCCACTCTGGATCAAAGGAAAGCGCACTACTAAGCTGAATCAGACCTGTTTCTCTGGAGCGTCGGACGGTCAGCCCCTCCTTCACCTCGAAAAAAGAGAAGAAGGCTCGCTCAAGCAAGATCGGATCTACACTGAGCAGCTGACCTTCATACCGTGCAAAGTAACCTTCCGGAGAAATATGTATCGTCATTTTGAAGCCTCCAAAATCCGCTTGGCGTCGGCTTCACAACCGGGCCAGTTTTTCACTGCGGTACTGAGATCCATAAGAATCTTCGCTCTGCGCTCCATGTCCTTCATGGAGCGAACCTTCCAGCTGAGCTCAAACACCACAGAAGACGGTATCTGCCGAAAGGTTCTCCAGAGCGGAATCCACCACCAATTAAGACTGTACGCCAGTCGAGCCAATTCCAACGCGAGCATCGGAACCGAAACTTCGTTGATGAGAACTTCTACTGCATTGTATGACCCTGAATCAAGACGGGTCGTCGTCGACTGACCCTTCAAATATTCTGCCTTGATCATGTCGATCTCCTTCTTCAGTTCCGCTGTGGAGCGGTAGTCAAAAGGAGTCGACTGTACTCTTGTGATGCAGTCTTCGGTGGCACCGTCCGGTACTTCAATCCAAGTCTTCTGGCCAATCTCGTCCATAGTTCTAAAGAACTTAGGCTTATCCTTCTTCGCGTCCATGCCTTCTGTACGAACGAGAAGAGGACTGATCGAACTGTGCATGGCATTCCGAAGCCACCAAACGAGAGCCTGAACCCCACCTACACACAAAGGTCCGAGAATATTCCAGCCCGCCCCAATGCCACTCCAGGGCTTAGGATCAATCTCTGTTCCAAGAAGAAGGTAGTCCTCACCAAATTCTATCGGAGATTTGTTATTCCATCCTCTTCCACTTGGAAGGAGAATAGAGGTTTTTGCGTCTTCCCTGAGCCACCAAGTTCGCTCTGCATCTCGAGATAAAAACGCCGGATTCCACGGTTGAAGAATCGGACCGCGCAACGTATCGTGGATAACCTGACAAAATTCTGCCTTGTTTAGCCGTTGCCAGGTGAGGAGATCAGATACCGTATCTGGAGGTATGCACCTTGCGAAATCGGCTCTCAAGGTGGCTTGCTGCTCTGGAGAACCGCCTTCAATCTCGAGAACAGCATTTTGCATGACCGCTGCTCCACGATCAACGATGCACTGCCCGATCCGAGGATCCTTACAAAGCCAGTGGTCGAGATATCCCAGTGACTCGAAGTCTCCAGACTCGAGATCGTTTGGAACTGTTTTCAGCCGATCGAAGTCCCACGTACCGTAGTCTTCGATTTCTGGTTGCGTCTTCAATTAGGTTCTCCGGAGCGGTCGAAATGACCTCGTGCGTCCTTAGGCAGCCATAGCTTTTCCAAATCGATCATTTTGTGATCGACCTGCGTATGTTCTAGAGTATACCATAGCACAGCCCATTCTGTCAAGTATTACTTGCGTCGCGTAACGCAACGCGTCCAACGCATGCTTGAGAGCTTTATCTTTTTTCGATCCGTCCGCCACGTAATGGCGGAATGACCGAGACAAAACTTTGCAGCGGCTATGAATTTTCAACCGACGCTCCTTAAACGCTTGATTTACTCGTCGCTCCTCTGTCTCGACGGAGCCAGGATACTTGTTCGGCTTGCGAATATAGGGTGCAGCTTCTCCGGAGAGTTCGCCAATTGCCTTGGAGAGAAGCTTATTCAGTTTCTCCCCACGAACCTCTTTTCCACCTGTGTTGATATCCCCAACCCAAAACGTTACCTCCTCAACAGAGAGACTGTTCCGATGAAGCATTTCAAGAATGCCTTCGGCATCATCTGTCGAGGTCGTCTTTTTCTTAGAGACATACTCATCAATTATAACCGCCGTTGAGCTTGGGTCATACATTCGGTATGCAATGAGTACCGCTACCTGCGTAAAGGCGCCCTCACCGTGGTCGATGCCTACTGCAAACATCCACTCGTCTGCGTCCTCCTGTACGAGTCGCAACCAGCGATCTACAGTGGAGCGATCTGTACCTGTCTCCTTGTAATACGTGAAAGCGCGGTTTTTCGTCACGCCTTCCCATTCACCGAAAAGCCTTTGCGGAGTTTGTTCCTCCCGGTAAGCGTCCCGCCTTGATTCCAACTCCTCCGGAGCAAACCAAGGACAGTCCGGGATACCGATCACATGCTGCTTCCACTTTCCTCGAGGACCAACTCCGCTCTCTCCGTGTGTCTCTCTGTACTCCGCATCTCCCTCCACATAATCCCGCAGCCAGGTAAAGTCCTCCCCCTCTTCTCCGATAGGGGTAAAAGACATTATCACCCAAGCCGTTCGAGCAAGCCCGGCTCGACGAATCTCGTCGATCGTTCCGGCTTTCGGAGGCTCGTCGATCCAGATACCGTCTGCAGTGAGCGAGTTGAGACTGTCTGTATCTTGGTTCGAGGACCGAAAGATGATCTTCGTATTCGTTTTTGGAAAAACGATACAGGGGTTTCGGACGCCCCACATATTACGAGTATCGTAGTGGGTACTGATCCAATCAATGGCATCAATGGGGCATAGCGCCCAAAGTGCTTTGAAGACCCCTTCCCGATTCTTATCACTTCCTGTGACTACCAGAATAGTCTTCTCAATTAAAGGATCCACCCACTTTGCATCGATCTCCTTCCAAGGATGCTTCCCGGAAGCGTAGAAAAGCACCTCCGCAGCGGCAGCATAGCTTTTCCCAACCTGGTTTGGCGCTCGCAAGAAGCGCAATAACGCTTCGTCTGCATGAAAAGCCTGAAATTTCGGTGCGTAGTTAGCATCACGAAGGCCGATTCGTAGGGTGCTGTAGAACCAGCTAAGGCGATCGTTTTCCTTGTGCCATTGCTCAAGCCACGTGAGAGACCGTTCGAGTGCACGCTCCAGATACCGTTTGCGTGGACCTCCGGGGTATGAAAAAGCGTTGGTTGCTCCGGAGAACCGAACCGGGTCCCCCGCCATAGCCCCCATCGCTGAGCCCGTCGTCGGCCCGTCTGCCTTAGCAAGCTCGATTCGAATTGCCTGAATTGCTCGAACGCAGTTATCCCTGCGGTTCCGATCTGGGTCAATCGTATACCTTATGGGACAATTTGGCCCCGGACCTTCAGGCCAAGGGGCGGCGGTTGTTTTTGCCCTTTCCAAGGGGCGGTATCCGGTTCTCATTCTTTAGCCAGACTCAAGGGTAAGTCAAACTCTCCCAAGTGTCATATACGCTCCTGTAGACTTCCTCAGGTCTACAAGATATGGCTTTTGAATCACTTACTTGCGTCTCAGTAAGAAAGAAGGCCACAAGTTTGTCTTGCTTTTCGAAAATGATCTCCACATATTGCCACTCCCACTCTCGTAGCGCCTGGACCAGTAACGACAATGTCTCATAGTCAGGTCCTTCGTAAAGTCTACATACAAAAGGCACTGACATTAGGGGTACACCTATATTAGACGTGTCACGGTAGCAGGGGCTCCCATCGCGGTAGCACACTTGCATTCCCATGCGTTTCCTTTGTTTCCTTCTTCTCTGGCTCGATAACTAATACTGTTCGGCCAGAGCCATCACCCAACTCCTCCAGAGATACCGGCGCACGGCCAACAAGCGAAGCTTCTGATACCTCCGTGCGCTGCGGAGTACTCATTTCGATCAACCGCGCAGCAGTCGTGGCCGCCGTGGCCGCCGAATCAGCTGTTTTGAGCATGTCATGTAACCGTTCTCTGGGAATTGGTACACCTCTTTCAATATAACCATCAATAAAAGCCATCTGATGTACATACATCCGTTGAAGCCCGTTTGCGCGTTCAGTTGCGTGTTCCAAAAGCCTTTGAACCCGCGGATCTTCAGCAGATACCGCGCTTTCTGTGGTGGTAACCGTAACAGCAGCGGTGCCAGAAGCAACAACAAGGGGAGATGCCATACCGGCTGCGGTCTGTACTTGTACCTGGTACTCCGGAGAAGCTAGCGCCCGCTCTCGAAGGGAAACGTACTGTTCTCGGCTGAGTGTAACCCCGGTGAGAGCGCTTATCTGTGAAATGGCAGATACCGGTGTTGCCCGGAGTGCGACAAGCTCACAAAGATGTTCTCGCAACACCTCATTCGCCCATAAAGGGGCCAAGGTATCTGGCGTTTTGTTTAAGACCGCGCGCAGGCGACTTCTCATCTCAACAGGGTTCATCTATCAAACCTCCTTATGCAAAGATAGCAGACTTGTATCGGCAAAGCAAGCGAAAAAATTTCAAAACAGCCTCTAATACTGAAGTTCGGTACTCCGAAGAACCTACTCAGTTGGCTAAAACGGTTGTTTGAAGTTACTTCTCCAGAGAACTTGTTCGGAAGGACTCGATTTGTAAGTGTTTTTCTGGAAAAAATTTCGTGGTAGCCTTTTCTGGTGTGCTCGAGGCCCCTGGGGGGGGCCCCACCCGCCTAAGTGCATGAATTCATTGAGGTTTTCGGCTGCCATCGATGTCATTTTCAAGTAATCAACTGACTATTAGACGTCTTTTTAGCCCTTGACTGTTTGCTAAGTGCTTGATTTCATTGAGGAATCGGGCTGCCACTTTTGGCATCGTCTAATAGTCAACTAATTACTTGACGCTCCTCTGCCACTTTTGGCACTGTCTAATAGTCAACTGGTTATTAGATGGTAGTACGCAAAAACAGACTGTTAGATGTATACACAACAGGTTAGATATATGCCTCTATGGGAATATGTTTATATATCTATGTGTACATATGTGCATATGTACTCCAGAGGAGCGAGTAACAAACTGTTAGTCAGTATACCTAACAACAGTTGACTGTATCATCAACAATCAACTGGTCACTAGACGTTGACAGAAATGGCAGCATCCAGATACCGCTGACTGTTTGGTTCTCCGGAGTAGTCTGCCACTTCTGGCACACATTCAAATAGTCAGATCCTTAGCGGAAAAGCTGAAAGGCCAGAACGCATTAGCGCCCCGTGGACGAACGAACGACGGGCAGGGAATGGTAAGGGTAAGGGTACCGGGAAGATCGCTAGCAAGGGCTCTGCTAGGCGCAAGGGCGAACGACAAAAAACCCCGTCGCACGTGCGACGGGGCTTGAAGGGGGGGGGGAATTCGGGCGGGTTTACTTCGCGGCGGCCTTGTCCAACAAAACGAGAAGATCGTCAAGCTCCGGCATCCCGAATCCAGTCATCCCGTCCGGTGCCTTGAACCCGAACGACCATGCGACCACTGCCAGCATCGCACCGTAGGAAGGAGCTGTCTTGAGCGCCGTCTGGATGCGTCCGGCCAATTCGGCCGGGCCGATCTTCGACATACCACCGAGCAGGCTGAGCGGAAACCTGACAGCCGACGATTCCGGCACATTCTTGTACACGTTCTGAACGGATTTTCCGCCCCTGAAGGCCGGATGGAAAAGCCCGTCTGCCTCGCGCGCTTCCCGGTCACCCGTCCCTTCGCCCGTCCCGGTCCCTTCGCCCGTCCCGGTCCCTTCGCCCGTGCCCGTGCCGGTTTCGCCCGTGCCGGTACCTTTCGCCGCGCGCCCCTTTGCCAGTGCCTCGAGCCGGCGGGTGCCGGCAGCCATTGCCTCGAGACTTGCCACCCGTCCCGGTTCGCCACCGATCTGGATGCCGATCGTCGCGTAGTCGTTCGCCGCTTTCAGGCTGATGCGGCTCTCCAGGAATGCCCGCTGGATCTCCGAATCTGCCTTGCTGATGCGCAACAGATTGAAGTATGCCCCGCTCGGCTTCCCCTCGGAATTGAGCGCATACCCGAGCCGCTCTGCACACTGCACATCGGTCCAGCCAGCGACCTTGAATCCGACGAGGAGACCGAACTTTTCCGTTGCCTCCGCTGCTTTCGGAGCAACGTTCGCCGCAGCTTTCAGTGCCTGTATCGCGATGCGCTCCTCCGGAGAGTACACGTCAACCCACACGTTCGGATCGACCGGCGCGTTTTCCGCGATCAATTCGGTCAATCCCTGCGTTCGACGGTGCCCATTGATGAGCACATCCCAGTATGCACCGTCCTCCGATCCGGCCGGAATACGAAGCACGCTCGGAGCAAGCGTCGAGATGATACCACCCGCGCCCTTGATCGACGCCTTGAGCTCCTCGAGCGACGTGAGGCTACCTGCCGCGATTCGCGCGTCGTCGGAGAGAAAACTCCAGTCATCCTCACCGAGCAACGGTCCATGGACAGCCGGATCGAACGGCACGAGCGTCGAGACGGGCACCTGCTCATAGGTCGGCACATGGGCCAGACCGGTTGACTGCGCTTCCTTGATTGCCTCGATCAACGCTGTGTCCAATGCCTGAACAACAAACGCAGCTCCCATAGCGGCATCCATCGCTGCGTTGAGCCGTGCGATGTCGTCGTTCGTAAATTTCTGGACGGCGGGCTTGCTGGGAGCCGGCTTGCTGGGGGCCGGCTTGCTGGGAGCCGGCTTGCTGGGGGCCGGCTTGCTGGGGGCCGGCTTGCTGGGGGCCGGCTTGCTGGGGGCCGGCTTGCTGGGGGCCGGCTTGCTGGCCGGGGATGCCGCCGGGGTAGTGGCCGGGGTAGTGGCCGGGGTAGTGGCCGGGGTAGTGGCCGGGGTAGTGGCCGGGGTAGTGGCCGGGGTAGTGATCGTGTTCTGATTCGTTGCTAACTTGCCTGGCTTGGTTACTTTCATTTCTAACACTCCTCTGGAGTTACGGTTCTGTCTCGCTATCCCTGACATTTTGTCAGAGCGCCGGGCTTGACCACCGGTATCGAGCTAGTTTACTCGTCGTATTCCGACGAGGCAAAAGAATCATACCATACCCTTCGACGGGCATCAACAACTATTTCGCATCTTTCACAAGGATCGGGCGAATAATCCAACCTCCACAAACTTCGCAACGAACGGCAGGCAACAAAGGTCTGATACCGGGACAGCCTCTAACCTGTGTACGTTTCACGCACTTACCCTTGTGTCCAGGTTCGAGTGAACAATCCACATGACAAGCTCCTACCGGACTACACACGCAGTCACCTTTGATTGGCTCCGCAATGGGCAGAGCATAGCCTCCCTTTTCAGCCTTTTTCGCAGCGTACCTTGCACGCCCTTGCGCCAGTTTACGCTCCCCTTTTGCCTCCTCCTCTGGCGTGCAGGCTCTTGACGCATCAGGCATAGCAGGCTCGCTAATCCCTTCGATGATTGCCTCGAGCTCGGCTATCCTTTTCGCCAGAGCGCTTTTCCTACCCTGCAACACATCAATTGCATAGTAGCAATGATCCCACTCAAGACGTAGCTCCCGGATCTGCATTTCGAGCGGTTTTTCTGGTAGCATTTCACTCTCCTCCTTCGTTCAGTCAGAAAATACGTTCGTGGTTTCTAACGCGATCAAGTAATTCAGACTTGATCAACAATACTGTGTACTTCATTGACTGCACTTCAGAATCGCTTAGATTAACCTGAGTGAGGTTAATCTCATAGTACTGCAAGTTAGTTACCAGCCTATGCGTTGACTGTTCACGCAAGATCTCCTCTTCCGTCTTACTGGTCACTTTTCGCTCCCTTCGTTTCTGGCGTTTGTCCCCTTGCGCCTTGATATTGCAAAGTGCATGCCAGATACCGTCTTTTTCGTAAGTGCCTGATTCCAAAAGGGATTCGGAATTGGCTTCTCTGGAGAACCGGCGAAGTGCGACAAAAATGGGGCGGAAAAGATGTCGCAGTGCGACGTTTCTGTCGCGCCTCCGGCACCCGGCACCCGGCACCCGGCACCCGGCACCCGGCACCCGGCACCCGGCACCCGGCACCCGGCACCCGGCACCCGGCACCCGGCACCCGGCACCCGGCACCCGGCATCCGCTCCTCCGCAGGAGCACCGGACGGGGTGACCAGGACCCGCATCCCCACAGAGATTTTTTTATCCTGAGTCAGGAAGAGATTTTTTATCCTTCCTGAACCCGCCTAGGGCAAGGAGATTTTTTTATTCTTCCTAGGCTATCCCGTCCCGCTAAGGTACTGGAATCATTGAGGAAATGGGTATCCAGGCGGCAGGCCAGACGACGAACGGCGTCTCCGTAAGTGCCCGGAATCGCTGGCTTTTCTGTCAAATACCGTTTCTTATCGGACGGGCGACCCCGAAACGGTTTTCTCTGTCTTTTCATATACTTAGCTCTGATGTAGCCCTTATATATACTACTCTTCTCTAACATATATATATATATGTTGTATATGCCGGTTGTGGCATATTCCCATATCGGCATATGATTATGAAAGTTTTGGCTTCGTACCGGCCTCTTTTGGGCTATAGCAGAGATAAACCCTTGAAAACGCACGGTATCTGGCGATTTGGCCTGGCGTCCAGCGTGACCCCCTAAAACGTCCATTTCCCCTGTCTTTTCATGTACTTACAGAGACGTAAACCCGCGTCCGGCTTACCCCCGGATTTATGCCTTTTTGGCTTCATACCAAGGAAAACCCCGGACGCGGAACCCCGTCCACCTCAGTCAGCCCATTAAAAAATCTTCTCGCTCCCGCTCACATCTGTCGGCTACCTCCCGGGGGCGTCGGCCAGAGGCGGTATCTGTCGGCGCATTCATGCCGGATTCCCTGTTTCCCTGATTCCCGGGCACACGCAGACTACCGAAAGCCGTCAAAAAAGCCCTTTAAAAACAGGCACTTACAAAGGCGTTTTTAGCTATCTTGCCCGCATTTGACCCAAACCGTCCATCCATGGGCTCAGGAGCATTTTGGACGCTGAAAAGGGCCAATCGGCGTAAGTACCCGCAATCATTAAGGAAACGGACCAGGCGCGCGCTCGAAGGCGGCCAGAAGCGGTATCTGACAGACACAGGCACGGAAAAGAAAATCTCTTTCAGACGGAGGAACAGATTATCTCTTCCAAGTATCCCTCGGAGCGGTTCTCCAGCCGCCGGCCGCAGAGAAGCGCCGCCGACAAAGCAACCGAGTCGAAAAGAAAATCTCTTCGAAGAGGAAACAGGGAGCGGACGAGGGGAGAAGGGGCGCTCCGGAGAACCCGGACGGCGGCGGCGGCGGAAGGCGGGAAATCAGAGATCGGACAAGTCCAGGATCAGGAGATAATCGTCGGCAGGGGCGGCATCTGACAGCTCGAATAGCGCCAAATTCACAGCCTCCCGAAGAACCTCCTTCAGGAGCTCCTCCGCAGGATGCCCAGTCAACACGGTATCCCACGAATCACTTATATCCGGCAGGTGCTCACCTAGGTGAGCGAAGAGCTCCTCCGCCGTCCACCGAAGGCGAAGGGGGTAGTTACGAACATACTCAAACACGTACTCTTTAAGGGTCATGGTCGGGGTCACGGTCGGGGTCATCGGGTCTCCTTTCGCTCCTCTGAGCACTACCATACCTCCACTTTCCCCGTGTCCCGCCAGCCGGGACCGAAACCCACCAAAAGCAAGGGGAAGTTCGGGTCGTTATCCTTGAGCAGCCGTCGCGTGCGTTTCGCGGCGGCCATCACGGCGGGGTCGGACTGGATAGCCCGGATCACCTCGGCACAATCGCCGGCGTGCCGAAGCGCTGCCTCGAACCCCCGGAAATACCAGTGCCAGGCGGCACCGGGGTAATCATCCTCCGGCAATTCCGGCTGGAGCTCAAACGAAATGGTGTGATAAATTGTCGCTTTTACGAGAGATTGTGCCCTCGAGCACATCGAAGTCGAAGTCATCACTCCTCCAGAGGAGCCCCGTCGAGGCCTCCGAATACGGTATCTGGCGCCGGCACCTGCTTCCTGCGATATGCAGTCCCCGACTGAGGCACGGGTATAGCAGCATTGCGGCCGAAGCCGCCCGTCACCTGAGGTCTTCCGTATCTCCGACGGAACCGCCGCTCTGCCACCAGCCCGCTGCGCGTTCGCCGCCGCTCTGCCACCAGATACCGTCTGGTGCCGGTAGGAAGCAGCCCATCACCACCCCGTCCCAGAAGCAGATACCGGTCCCTTCAGTGTACACCCAGCAGGACTCCTCCGAAGCAGCCTCAATGCAATTCGGAATCGGGGTCATCCGCTCGCCACAGGACATACTCCCGTCGGCTCGAACGACGCAAAGAACGCCTCCGCTCATCATGACACAAGGCTCTTTCTCCCGCCCGTCGACAGCCGGCTCCAGATCGCCCCTGGGATCGCAGCCCGGCGGGAGTTGACCACCTCCAGGGTCCGGATTCGAATCGGGCACGGGGACCGGGCCACCCCAGCCGATCAGTGTAGGCAGAAGCATCAGACCCAAGAGAACCAACATACACTTCACATAACGACCCATTTCTCTCTACCTCCATCATCAATGCCCTCAGGGACGATCGAGCCCATCTCGACCGCTCCAGAGGAGCGCTACCGAACCGTCCCCGAAGCCTCGTGGCCCCGCAGGGATACCTCCAATTCGTCCAAGACCGCGTCCAAGGCATGCCAGTCAATCTCATGTCGCATGAAGCGCAGGGCCTCCAGGGCAGCGGTATCTGCACGCCGATCACAGGTGCTCTCCAGGTAAGTCAACGAAGCCCTGTCGACTGCGATTTTTTCGCACCGTTTTGCTTCGTGTGTCTCTTGTGCTGCCGCACTGGCTGCTCGAGTAGCATCGCGAGCCAGCAACTCGGCGCCTTGAAGGGCCAGTGTCCACTCATACCTGGTCATTTGTTACTCCTCCAGAGTAATTGCAGCCTCTTGACGTTTGACTTCAGTCACGAGCGCTTCTTCCGCCTCTTGCCAGGCCGTATAGGGCTTTTCACTTTTGGCGAATATCTCCGCCGTCTCCTGTGTGGCGGTCTCTGACGCTTCCACCAGCGCAGACCAGGCTGCCTGCTCCAATTCAGACGCCTCCTGCCAGAGCTCGAATGCAGCCCACAACTTCAGAAGACCCTTCTTCGCTTCAACCGCTTCTTTCCAAGCAGCGAAAGCAAACTCCTCCACAGATACCGCCGCATCCCAGTCTGCCTGTGACCACTTCACCAAAGCTATGTGTCGTGCCCACACAACGTGAACGTTACGAGTGATAGCTACCCACTCGTGCTTTGCTTGCGCTGTCTTCATTTGTAGCTCTTGTAGGGTAGTCATTTAGTCCTCCAATGACGTCAGTTGGCCCAAAACGAGATCGGTGGTGTCCAGGATCATCTTGGGCAGTCGGGTATCGAGGGCTTGTTCTTTTGCCTCCTCCTTCGAAAGGAGTCGTCCCAAAGCGGCCGAGTTGAACTCGTCAACAGTCGCCGGCGAAACCGGGCGGGTCCGAGTCATCTCGGCAAACCACTTTCGGTTATCGGCCTGTCGCTCCTCTGGAGACATACCGGCCAGGTGGGTGTTGTGTTCCTTCAAGGCCAAAGTGCCCTGGAGGCTGTATACGACCGCTTCCAAGGGGAGCGGTATCTGCGGAGCGGTCTCGGTCGCACCACCATCAGGCGGCAGGTGTTCCAGGGCAACGTGCGCCCTGGCGGTCTTGCGAGCGGCCTTCTCACCCGGGCGACTTGCCCGAACGCCCATCTCCCGGTCCATCGGCAGTGCAATCGGTGCCGGAATTGCGTTCTCGGGGTCCTCCGCAGAAGCGGCACGGGCGGCCACGTTATCTGCCGTCTCACCAGCCAACCGGCGGTCGCGGTACGCAACAATCGCATGGAAGGCTGCGCCAGCGCCGTAGTAGGTATCGAAAGCAATTGGGTCCAACTGAATGTACGGATGTGGGGCGTCCGGAATCACGATCATCCGACACGGGATGAACGCTCCGCAGACCAGTCCGAAGCCCTTCGAAAGGTCCGAAGGGTTCCACTTTGCCTGATCCCACACCTGGACCAGGTCGCTCAGGTGCACGGTGCGAGTGGGGAACCCACAATGGGCCTTCTGGGCACTTACCCACACGTGCAGTGCCAAGAGGATCTGAGTCGGATGCATTTGTGGTACTAGAAACCGGTCGTTCATGTTCATCGGTATCTCCCTTCGCTCCTCCAGAGGAGAAGCATTCTGGCGACTGTTAACCCGGGCCTCCCCAGCCAACCAGCTGGCTCAGGCGGACTGGTTACCGCCTCGCGCCTCACGGCGCCGCACCGAAGGGTTACGATTCCTTGTACCAGATACCGTTTTCCAACCGATACTTCTGTCCTCGGCCTTCTCCTGTGGAGCACTGATACGCTCGAAAGCACTCATGGCATATACGAGCCCATGCGTTGCCAGGTACGTAAGCGTCGTAGAACACAGCCCCGGGCGCCCGACCACAAAGCTCACACTCGGTATATGGCGACCCGAGCCACTGCTTTCGCTTCGGCTGCTTCGAAGCTAAGACAGCACCAATGGTCATGACGCTCGACATACGCTCAAGTACGTCAGTCACTTTCTGTGTATTCGACTGAGCTTTCCAATTGGAAGTACCGATTTCGGGTGTCTCCACAGGAGTGTTCCGCGTGGACCAACCGTCGAGCACGTCTGCAACGTCATGCACGACTGAGCGTATCGAACCACAAGCCGGATCAAAGGCGGCAATTGCGCTCCAGAGAAGTTCCGCATCTTTACCTTTGGGTGTTGGATTCACTTGACACCCCTTTCAATTCTGTTGACGTATTGAGTCCAAATGACCTCAAAGGTATCTCTGGCCCCACCAGAGAACTTGAAGGGAGCACGAACACCTGTCAACCAGACCCAAGTCTTTCTCTTCCCAAAGTACACCCAGCAAACGTGCTTCAGTACGATTTCTGAAACACCACCACTAGCCGTCGTAAACCTGAAGGTCTGTACCATTTCTATCTCCTTCTGGCGAGGGTTCTCTGGAGGACCACCTCGGTCGTCCAGAACGCGGTATCGGACGCGATTCAAGCGCGACCCGATCTCGACTGTCAAGTACATTATACCATTTTCTATCAGTTATGTCAAATAAAAAATCTTGTCGAGGGGTTCAAATCGAAAAAATAATTTTCTCGTTTATCAGGAAGAACTTCTTGATTCAGCGAGACTTCTCTGGAGAACTAACTGCGGGGAGCGACGCGCGGGGCAGGGCACGAGGCTGGAGGCAGAGGCGGAGCCTTAGTGAGGCGCACAGCGATGATTTCTATCACGCTGTCAATCTCCTCAAGTGCCACCACCCCAGCGTCTGCTGAATCGCCAGGTTCTAACAAGGCTACAATATCGTCCAATGTAGCGTATGAAGTTCGTAAACGCCCGATGGCAATCCGAAGTGCTTTTTGATCTGCTGTCATCTGAATTCCTTTCAGTTGGTTACGCCCCGGCGGCACGCTCGGCGCGTACTTGTTGCTCAAAGTACTCGTCTTCTTTCTCCTGTGCGCGAAGTTTCTTCGCAAATTTTTTAGGTACTGAGGACCACACGACTCCATATACGACACGCTTACCAGAACACGTAGGGCAGGTGATGTCGTATACTCCAGAGAAGTAATCAGACTTGAAGCTCGGGTCATCTTCGAAGTCCTGCGCAGACAGCCCGCCAGCATCGATGGAGGGGTTGACGATCTTTCCACGTCCGATACACAAGTCACATACAACGTATGCCACCTTGACAGATACCGTCTCTTCTCCGCAGACAAGTATGCCTGTCATGTGCGTTTCGTCCACAGACTCTAGCACTCGCCGCCCGGGAGTAACCTGAACACGGCGGTCGTTGTAGTAGTTGAAGTTTTCGAGATTCATTGCTTCTCCAGAGCACTTAGGGTGTGGGTGAAGACACTGGTGAAACCCTCCTCCACAGTAGGAGGTGTCAACAGCCCAGCGAGATAGTCTATCTTTTGGTCCGGCACGCGAGCTGCACCGTCGCGCATTGCATTGCGTAACTTGCACAGCTCAAGCGGCGTATCCATGAATACCGCGTAGCACGGTATCTGTAGTCCTCTACAAAGGCCGAGAATCGCTGTTCGATAGTTCCGGTTAAGTTGACAGGCGTCGAAGTACAACGTACCTGATACCGGGTGTGTGAGTAACCGGCCAAAGATTTCCCACGCCAGGCGCCAGGCGTGGTTAAGGTTCTCCGGAGTAGCTTCCTTTACGCCTCGCAATAGGTCCGGGGGAGACGAGGACATCTCCCGGGATCATGTTGTCCTGTGTGTAGGTACTCTTTCCGCTCCCGGGCAAACCCACCATAACTACGACGTTCATGTTGCTCCTTTAATCAAAGACGGAAAAACCGACATCTCGTGCACGAAACACTTGTCTTTGTCCGTGAGAGGCACTATACCAGACTTCACCTTTCCACAGGAAGTACCTGTGAACGCCTCCCACACCATAGATAACACAGGGAAGTGTAGCTCCTTCCCAGTATTCCTGCAAGGCAAACAACAGGCCGAACCGCTCCTCCGGAGGACAGTCAAGGGGACTTTCCTCAACCGCTTCGATCAAAATACGAAGGCTGTCAATGCCTTGAACATCGTATAGACTCGGTATCTGAATCATCGGTCCTCCGGAGATACAGGTCATCGAAAGAAAAGTGGGGGTGTTACGGACACCCCTTCGGAACCGCCCTTGTGGGGAGCTACCGTCGCCAGACGGGAGTGGGCAATTCAAATGATGAACACAGCATACCACAAAGGGGGACTTAAGGCAAGTAGAATCGAGAAGGGCGCTTGAACGGAGAAGAAAAATTTTTCGCTTCGTTCGGATACCCGACTCAACCGTCGCAGCAGGAAACCGGACAGCCGAAGCGGTGCTCGTTGACACCACCACACTCAATACAGTGAACAACGAGATCCGGGAGCACTTCTCGCAACTGTTGCTCAACATCTTGACGGGCAGGAGAAGCACTAAGCGTCGGCGAGTAGAAGGGTATACCTTTGGAGTGAGCCCAGCCCTGTGCCTCTTTGATTGCATCAGCCTGTATGGCATACCGTCCAATGCCCGTCTCAAAGGGCTCAGCAAAGCCTCCGAACTCCTTGTTCCAGGTCAGTAGAACAGCGAAGTAACCCGACATGCCTTGTGTCACCGTCACACAAGGGTACTGTTTGTCTTCCACTTTTGATTGCTTCTCCGGAGAAGGGCAGGTGAACTGGGAGATGTCCAATTCAAGATAGTCTTTCTGATATAGCTTCCGAAAGCGCACGTTGATTGCTCGCTGTCGTATGAGCTGGGGCGCCGAATCGAGGATCGTCACAGGCGCTGCGTTCTCCCGGAGAAACTTCTCCAGAGCAATCAGCGAAACGGCTTGCTCATTTGTCAGTGACTTGTGCATATTTCCGTGTCTTCGTTTCATCAGATCTCCCATCCTGTTTTCGGCCGTGTCCTTGAGCGGCCGCCCAATTGCGACTGTTCGATCTCACGGCAGTAACGAAGTGTTTCACAAGGCCGTCCATACGCGTTACAGTGTGGCCCTTGACCGGGCAAACCCTCTGTCGGTACGTCCCAGGCAGGTGCCCGAGACATGCGATCCATAGATTCACACAAATTTTTAGCCTCTTCAACGGCGGCAGATACCGCCTCTTGGGAACAAGGAGCCTCTACAACGCATCGCTCCCCGGTGTTGTAATTCACCTGGTTTTGCCCTTGGGTAGCAGGTAAATCACCAAAAATTCTCTGAAGTGCTGCGGCATACAGGCACAACTGAAAGTCGTTCTGAATCGCCTCCTTTGTCTTCGGGAGAAGACGATACCCCCCGGGGAAAGGTGGTTTACCTTCGCTTGCGAACTTCGAATCGATAAAGGCCAGTTGGCCACCGCGGTATCTGAGGAGATCGATCTTTCCGTAGAAAGGCCAGACCAAGCCAAGATCCACATGGTCCAGAACGAATTCAGGGACCCAGTCAGATACCGATGGTATGAGGTCATAACTTAGCCGAGCCAATGCAGACAACTCCTCTGGAGCTACCTTACCATTTACGGCGCCCTCGACCTCGGCATGACAAGCCTTCCCGATCTGGAGCCCTCTGGTCGGCTTACCTGGGTCCAGTTGGTGCTGTACCTTGTGTGCGTACCAGCGAAAGGGGCACTTCTTAAACCACTGCATCGGTGATACCGATACATGGCATCGGAAGTCGCCGAAGCAGTCAGAGACAGGCTGCTCCTCCGGAGCGTCACTAGAAACGGTATCTGTATTCACCAGATCTCCTCCCAATTGGATGGCAGTCGTTTGCCATCCAACTCAACCTCAAACCCAACTTTCAAACAGAAGCAAGCGAGTATACGTCGATGACACCGATCACCGGGAGTACAATAACAGAAACATGTACCTCCGCGAAGCTCCAAATATCCGAAAAGCTCCCTTCGTGTACTCCAAAGAGTCTCAAGTTGTCGCCAATACAGATCGACAAAACGGTCCCAAGTCAGTATACCGGCTCTGTAGTCAGAAACATTGTTCCAAGAAGGGTCAAATTCTCGATATCGCTCAGTTACCAGAATGTCGTCTGGTACGCCGTTGGATATCGGAATGTGCGGCCGAGGGTACTTAGCAGCCATTCGGTAGTGCGCAAGGCGTATCATTTCACTCCTCCGGAGCGACACCAGCGAACCAAAGCCTGTTCTTCAACCATGGTAAGGTGCTTGTCTATGAACACGTGTGTCTCCGATTCCCGGTGAATTCGAATTCGTCTTCCTATTGTAAATTCGAATTCACCGGCCTTCTTCCCTACCATACTCCAATACTCTTTAGCTTCTATTACTGACACAACAATAGGTCTTATGTCTTCGTCGATTTTCATTTCACTCCTCCAAAAGCGGGTAAAAGCAAGTATAGTGAGCGCGATGTCCGTTTCCGGCTGTAACATACGCCGTCGGATCATTGGGCTTCCCACAGAAGGGACACAAGTCTTTCAAAAAGGAATTAAGTATCAGAGACTTTTCCCCTTGAGTAGGTTCTCGTTCACACAATACGACGTCATCACACACCGCAAAATGCAGATTTGTTGGATATGTGATGTGTATATCACTATGTCGAATTGACGTATTGATTCGTTGCTCCGATTCGTCGAAAAAGGTAGCCGGCAGCCATGCGATTTTCCACACACCCTTTTTTATTAGATCTGGTCGTACTTCGAATTTCATCTCACTCCTCCAGAGAACGTAGATATTTCAAGGTTTCCGTTGCTGCGTGTCGGATCATAGCGTCATGCTTACGCCGAAAGAACAGAGGCACATCGGTCGGTTTGAGCTCCTCCGCAGCGTAGCCGAATAGCTCACCACCCCTCCACAACTTCAAATACCGGTAGCAGGTGAGCATCGGCACAGTAAAAGCATCGCCGAAAGGGTCAGGAAGACGGTAGTGCCAGCAGATACCGGTAATGACGCCTGTGCCTGTATACTCCAGAAACTCCTGTCGAGTGCTCACTTCCAGGAGTTCGTGCCAGTCACCATTTGAGTCACTTACGAGGTGATAATACCAACTCATTTCACTCCTCCAGAGAAGCCGGTGCTATGTCGGACGTCCTTTGTGATGTTTTGGAATATTTCCGTATTCCGCAAAGCTGAAAGTTGGAAATGGAAAACCACACACTGAACACTTAACTTTGTCCCGAACCTGTATTCCGGGCTTATTAGACCCTTTACAAGGCGGTTGTTTTCGGGCTTTCATTTCACTCCTCCAGGAGCCAGCCGTAGGCTCCGCGTGGATGATTGTGCCAAAGGAATTCCGGCCGCTTAGCAACCGGTATCGAACAAGGTGTTACGACGAGCCGTCCGTCTCGGTACGTCGGTTCGGCGCTCTTCTCCATCACTTCAGTTGCTACAGGAACGACCTGGCTGTCTTTGGTCATTCCGGGACAGGACACCTCTTTTGAATCAAGCATAGTCCGACGGTGCTCCAGAGAAGCTTCGTGTACCTGCGATTCAGGCACATACATACCGATGCTATCATGAACACCGATGAATACGGTGCAACCTGCGAATGCCGGGTACCGCTTTACATCATAGATCTTTCGCCAGTCGCCAAATATCGCCCTTTTAAAGATTCTGGCCGCTTCCGGCTGAATCGCCCAATTGCCCCATTCTGTGGGCAAGCAACGTCCTCTCTGAAGCATGCTCGGCATGCAGTAAGCCAGCTGATCGGTGCCACCATCATACCCCTGCTGTCTGTGCTCTGCAATATCCGGGTACAGCTCAAGACAGATCGCTAGAGATCGTTTCGCAACCTCCACAGAACCAGCAGGATCCCACATACCGTTCTCGTGTACAGCAAGTTTTATACCGTGCAAACTAAACGCCTGCATCGCAAGCCGGTATGCGCCCATCATTCCCAAGGCACCGAAGATAACCGGCTTCTTCGTCTGCCTTGCCAAGGCGTATTCAGGATCCTTCTTTCGCCGTACTCGGAAATATTTGTACGCTTCATCGAAGTCCGCTCCGGAGAAGTCGTAACCATCCGCCGCACGGTATCCGCGCATGATCCAATCAGATACCGCTATTTTTGAGTGGATATCGGTTTCCAACATGAGGTCATCAGCCAGCTCACTCACGCCCGGCTGGTAGCCCATTCTGCCGGTTCGTCGATAGATGAACTGTGTGGCACCGGTGTGGCACTCCAAGGTAGCATAATCCGCGTCGAGAATGACGTACCTGTCGCCAGGCTCCAATTCAAACTTCGGCAGGTGAAGACGCTTCTGGATGACCCTCATCTCTTCCATTGTCGGCGGTCTAAAAGCCTGTTGGACACCCCCCTCCTTATCAAGGTTCTGAGAGTTGAATTCCGCTCCGCCATTTTCTTCATCCGCTCCAGAGGAGGTGCGGCTCGTAATGACCATGCTGTTGATGGCTGTTCGCAACGGCTTTCTCTGGAGAAGTGGAAGTTTGACTTCACACATTCTCTGCGCCGTTTGCCATGCCCGGTATAGTTCGGCTTTCCGACCAGGACACTCCAGAAGTGTATTCTTGTCCCGCTTCGTGGCCCACTCCTCCGGAGCGTTCTTCGGATCGCGATTACCGGCTGTCCAAGCCGCTTTTTGAGCCTCACCCCCTTCTGACAACGGAGGCTCGAGTCCTTCTGAAACAAAAGCATCTCGAACCATTTCTTGAACCTCTTTGGCGTCCATGCCAAGGGTTCCTTTGTGTTCGCCCGTCTTTCGGACCTTAATGAGACCCTTCATGAAAAGGGCATCCTGCGTCTCCGCACGGGTTTCCTCATAGAACTGAACCATATCTGAGACGTACTCATCACGGATAAAGAAACCGACTTCACACATGAGCTGCAATCCGAAGTCCATCGCGGACTCGAAGGCGGTGTGCAGCGGCAATCCATCCGGTCCGAGATAACCGCTCTGGAGAACCCCATCCAGGTCAATCGGAACTTGTGCCTCCTGGGCAGCGGAACACACCACAGCCCCAAGCTCGGCCGTTTCCTTGCAATCTGCGATAACGTAAGCCTTCGCTTCTGCCGGCCACATCGCAAGTGGAAGACCGTATAGGAAGGCATACTTGTATCGCCAAGGTACATCTGCCAAGGGCACAATGGCACACGCGGCGGCAAGCGCGGTATCTGCGGCTGTCCGGTCACCAGAGATATACGCACGTTGGGCAGCTCCGAATGCCTTAAGCCACGCCAGTTTTTGATCCTTCTTGACGCCTTTCTTGTAAGCTCCAATTATCGGATGATTCATCCCTTTCTGGTCTGCGATCACTTTACCGGTGCGTGCCTTGTATGCTTCGGCAAGGGTGAATACCCTACGCTCGAAGTCCCCGGCCTGAATCGAAGTCAGCTTATCCGCACAGCGAATGTCGATCAAGCGTCCATCAGCATACGCCTGAAGGATTTCCAGAACATCCGCCGTCGAAAAGGACGGGCAACGGAAGAATTGCAGCATATCGAAAGCAAGAGCAAAACCCACACCCTTCGGCCGAACGGCAGGGGGTTGGTCAGCTCCGCTCCGGAGGAGTCGTCGAAGCCAAGACACACAGTCAGAAGGGAGGAGCACGCTCGAATGGCGATCCGCGTAAAGACCTTTACAGATCGGAATCGTCTCGAGTCGGAAGCCATCAGTTAAAGTGGTTTCAAAGTCGAAGTAGTTACGGTCGGCGATCGGCACCGTCCCTTTCAAAGACGTCTCAGGGGCGGCAGATACCGGGCTAGCCGGAGCAGCATACAAGGACTGCAATTCCAGATAGACAGCTTCTTCGATCTCCTCAACAAGGCCGTCTGTTTCAGCCTGCTCACCGTTTTCTGTCGTGAAAATACAGGAAGATTCAGGGTGGTGCCAATATCTTGTTGCCGGCTCCTCTGGAGTAGTTTCACGACTGACAGTAGTTATCGTAGTGTAGCACAATATTTCGGTCAGGTTCCAATATGTGCTTTCGTAGATTCCCGGATTGGTGTTCTCCCGGTTGCCGGCTACGTTCAACACACAGATACCGGTATCTGTGATCCACTTGACTGCGTCTTCGACACTTTGGAAGATACGGAAAGGTCGGCCATTTTTGATGCAGGCTTTCTGTGTACAACGAAAACCCGCGGACGTCGTGCGACCGAACCAAAGTGTGCCATCACTCGTGCCTGCATTAACCTCGGTTCGAGGAGGGTACTGCGGAGAAGCGTGTTCAACAAGGCCGAAGTCTGTGCCAAGCCACGGAGCCGGTCCGTCCTGCGTCTTCCAACCTTTCGGCGCACAGCCACCTGTCGCGATACCTGCATCTCGTGCAGCCACAAGCCCCGCCTGGTCTGCGCCTGTCTGTCCACCTGAAATGACCTTCGTGAGCATAGCTCCTCCGGAGCGGCAAACGCCACTGTGATAAGGATATCTGGTATTTGATGATTGTCTACAGTATAGCACAGGCAGGAAGTTATAGCAAGAAGAAAATTTTTGCGGGTGTCAAAGGATTAGACGGAGAGCGGTTATCGTTGCGGAGGTCTAACCGGCGGTATCTGCCCTTCCAGCTCGGCTATCTTGTGCATCAAGGCCAGAATGAAACCGTCACCACAACAATCTCTCCAGGGTTTGCCGTGACGAAGGGCATACAACTTTCCAGTGGCTTCCTCGTAACAGGCTGTGTATTTGCCGCCTTCCAGTTCGATTTTCACTTCGTCCTCCTTACATATAGGGCGTTGGGCAGAAGGGCAGCAATCGTAGTCGACTGTTCGTCTGTCAACGTCTCGGGGTCGAAGACGAGCACCAATCGCTGTTCGTCTTCGATGCGCGCCTTGATAAGGTCAAAGACGATCTGCGCCAATGTCGTCACCACCTCTATCCCTGTAAGACTCTGATTCATGGCTCCTCCGGAGAATGCATCCAAACTACGCCCATGCCTGCCGATTCATGCTCCTCCGGAGCGGCTACGGCGGCCTCCATCTCACGCTCAGTCAGTTTCGTCCAGAGCCTCTTGAATGCGGCACAGTCCTTCTTAAGGCGCAGAGCGTCGGCGATCTGCGGCCGGGTCTCTCCGGAACGCAGTCTGTTGGTCGCTCGCGCCAGGTACTCATCTTCCTCACCCTTCGGAATTCGCGTTCCGAGCGGCTCGGTGAGGGCCGCTTGGACGGTAGGTTCCTCTGGAGTGATGTCGAAGGTGATGGACCACACCGGAATCTCCACTGGGCTGGCAGTTCGTCTACTGAGCACCTCCTGTGCAATCGACAGCATTCGACTTTCAATTGGGGAGTAACTGCCATCAACGGCTACTCCTGACACAGCCAGTGTCAGATCACCCTCTACAGTCATTTTCGCCACAAACTTCATTTGACACTCCTTCTCAATCAGAAACGCCCCAGATACCGCAGACCTATTCCCACGGCATCAAAAACGTCACTTGCTGTTTTCTTTTGGCCGTCCTTATGCGTTTTCCCTGTCCGTTGTCGGTACGGGATGTAACACTCCTCCCTTGTAAAGATGTTTCGCTCCTCCGGAGACAGTCTCCCGAGATGATTGGCATCACCGACGATATGCACTTCGGTGGCTTGTTTGGACATCGAACCTTTCCAGGTCTCAGGTAGATAACGTACCACTTGAACAGGCGCCTTTGGAGCACTGAAGCGCTCCAACAGTACCGCTGCAACGGTATCTGCCGCCGTTTTCAACGTCATGATCGCCTGGTTGTAAGGCGACCGAGGGCGGATAATCTGGTCCTCCACAGCAACCCACGTCAAATGATCCACCCAATCTGCTTGAAGCCAGGTAGCGAACGCCTGTGCGATTCGTACGGAACGCTCAGATATTGTACCCTTAGACTTCCATTCGAACAAGCCCGCGGATACCGCCGTGGTGCCGTACCAGATGCAGTAACCGTGCTGTACAATGGATGGATCAATTGACACGCCGACGATCATGGCTCCTCCGGAGCAGCGACTTTCATCTCACCGTATAACAACGCTCGTTTGAGTTCATCTGCCAAATCAGCAGAAGGAGACGCTGCAAAGATACAGCCACTCAAACTCAATCCACAGCTGTGCACAGGATCTCCATCTACAGCCAAGATGCGGAGCACGTTTCCATTAACAAATTCTACTCGTTTGTAAGCAACGTGTAGTGAAAACGAAATATTTCGTTCACGTAACTTGCTCAAGTACCAGGTTACGTGGTTAAGACTGGCCACAACAAACACCCAAGGCAGCTCTTGCTTTACCTGCATTTTGGCTTGTAGCTCATCCACTACAAGCATATCAGATTCATACTGTGTCATCACTCCTCCGGAGAATTGGTGCCACGGGTAGCCCACCGCGGCGCTGGGAAAGGTGTTGATTAGCGACGGGGCGGCGGAACCGTCGGCCTGGACACCGGCGGAGGAGCGGCCTTCGCAGCCGGAACCGTCGGCCTGGACACCGGCGGAGGAGCGGCCTTCGCAGCCGGAACCGTCGGCCTGGACACCGGCGGAGGAGCGGCCTTCGCAGCCGGAACCGT